TTACAGCTAACACGCTGACATCGGTATTTACTTGCCCGATTGGTTACTACGCCAAAGTCGTGTTAGTACGAGCAACCAATAAAACAGGCTCAACCAAATACATCTCTCTTGATTGGACAGATACATCAGCGGCTGTGACTTATTCAATAAGCTATCAGCAAGCGGTAACAACTTTTACAACTGGGTTTGATTTTGGTGAGTCGTACTTGGTACTTGAAGAAGGTGATATTTTGAAAGCCACAAGCGAGGCGGGTTCTACTTTTACAATAATTGCAACAATTGAACTTGAAGGGTTGACTAGACTATGACCTACCTTGAACTTGTAAATGACGTATTAATCCGTATGCGTGAGCCAACAGTAACCACTGTTACTCTAAATTCGTATTCCACGTTAATTGGCAAATTTGTCAATGATGCCAAACGTCAAATTGAAGATACTTTTTCTTGGAATGCTTTGGGTCAAACTATTACTGTTACCACTGTAGCATCGACATCATCTTATTCTTTGACAGGTGCTGGTCAAAAGTTTCAAGTAATGGATGTTATCAACACAACAAGTAATGTTGGTCTTACAAACATTAGCTTTGTGGATATGAACCGCAAGTTAAACTTTACGCCAACTGCAAATCAAATACCTACAGAATTTGCTTTTGATGGCGTTGATGGTAGTTACAACACTAAAGTAAATCTATACCCGATACCAGATGGTGTTTACACAATTAAATTTGCCTTGACAGTGCCACAGGCTACCTTGGCATCAGATGCAACTGTTGTGCTTGTCCCTGACGTTTTAGTGGTTCAAAATGCCTATGCTCGTGCTTTGGTTGAGCGTGGTGAAGATGGTGGTTTGTCTTCTTCTGAGGCATATCAGTTATACAAATCCATGTTGTCTGATTACATTGCTTTAGAAGGCACTCGCTATCCTGAGAATCAGGAGTTTGTTGCGGTATGAGCAAAGCCCTCCAAGTTTCTAGCGTATCAGCCCCAGCTTTTTTAGGGTTGAATACACAAGACCCTTCTTTAGAAATATCGAGTGGGTTTGCTGGCATTGCACTTAATTGCGTGATTGACAAGTTTGGTCGATTGGGTGCGAGACAGGGGTATCAAAACATCAACTCATCTAGCGGAACTTTAGGCTCAAATGTAGTCACAGTCATCCATGAGTTAATTCAAATAGATGGCACACTTACTGTATTGTTTTTTGGCAATGGCAAACTGTTTAAGTTGGGTTTGTCTACAGCAGGTGCTGTGGCTGAATACAACATTGCTCAGTATGGCTCTAATGCCACGCCTCTTGCCGAATACACGCAAGGCGCTTCAAGTCTAGGCAGTATTAGTGAATTGACCTATGGTGGCCCAGCAGTAGCGCCAGTGTTTACCGCAGGCAACTGGCAAGCCGCAAGCCTGAATGGTGTTGTTTTCTTTTTCCAAAAAGGCAATGACCCAATTATTTATGACCCCGCAATCTCTACATCAACTTTTCGTAGAGTTTCTGAAAAATCAGGTTACGTCGGTACTGTTCCAAGTGCAAACGTAGCTATCTCTGCATATGGTCGTATTTGGGCGGCTAACACAAGCACTAACAATACAACAGTATCGTTTAGCGATTTGTTATCAGGCCATGTTTGGTCTACTGGTACTTCAGGCACTTTAGATGTTTCTCGTGTCTGGTCTAACGGTGCTGATGAAATCACAGGGTTAGCGGCGCATAACGGATTTTTGTTTATCTTTGGTAGACGGCAAATATTGGTTTATGCAAACGCAACAACTCCATCAACTATGGTGCTTTCCGACACGATCTCAAGTGTTGGCTGTATAGCACGAGATACAATCCAAAACACAGGCAAGGATGTGGTTTTTTTAAGTGGTAGTGGATTACGTTCTGTTTTGCGAACTGTGCAAGAGAAATCTGCTCCACTTGGTGACTTGTCAAAGAACATTAGAAACGATTTCTTAGCCACAGTTGCAAGTGAATCAGCCACCGAGTTGAGGTCTGTTTATTCTGAACAGAATGGCTTTTACCTGTTGACTTGTCCCACAGCAGGAAAAGTTTTCTGCTTTGATACAAAGACAACTTTGGAAGATGGTTCTTATCGTGTAACGATATGGGACAGCATTGCGCCACAAAGTTTTTGCTCTCGCAGAAACGGAGATTTACTGATTGGTAAAACTGGTTTTGTTACAAAATACACAGGTTACCAAGATAATGGTGCAGCGTATCGCATGGAATACTACACAAACAACGCTGACTTAGGTAATGATGGTCAAACCTCAATCATCAAGAAAATCAAGGTGCTTGTTGTAGGCGGTAGTAACCAAGCAATATCTATATTTTGGGGCTATGATTTTTCATCAAGTTACCAATCGCAGACAGTTTCCATACCAACGCAATCTGTGTCTGAGTATGGCATTGGCGAATACAACATTGCACAATATGCAACAGGCATAATTTTGGAAGAATTAACCGCATACGGAAGCGGGTCAGGCAAAGTCGTTCAAACAGGATTTGAGATTAACATTAACGGGTCACCAATTTCATTCCAAAAGATTGAGATTCAAACCAAAACAGGCAAACTTGCATAAGGAGCAACCATGTCAAACTACACGAAAACAGTAAATTTTGCAGCTAAAGACTCATTAACAACTGGAGATGCCAACAAAGTTGTTAAGGGCACAGAAATTGATACGGAGTTCAATAACATTGCAACTGCTGTAGCAACTAAAATTGATTCCTCTGGCGCACTTGGTACACCTACTAGCGTGACGCTAACTAACGCCACTGGTCTGCCTTTGACAACTGGGGTAACTGGTACTTTACCTATAGCTAACGGAGGTACAGGCTCGACTACTTTAAATGGGGCTGGTATTGTTACAACAACTGGTACGCAGTCAATTGCTGGAGTTAAGACATTTACTGATATTATAAATATTTCATCTACTCTTAATTCTTCCTTTGCAAATTTCATTACTTCAACTGCTGGCGCTAGTTTTGGTCAAGCAACACCAAACGGAAATTATGCCGCATTTTTTCAACCAAATGCGACTGGTGGTATTGGTGGAATAGCAGCACTAAATAGTACTATCTATCCTGCAATTCTTGCGTTCACAACAAATACTTCTACGCATTTAATATCATTATTCTCTGGAACTCCTACTACTAACACAGCAGTTGGCTCTATTACCACAAACGGAACAACTACTGCATACAACACTTCATCAGACTATCGTCTAAAAGAAAATATTGTTCCATTAGCAAACGCTGTTACTCGTGTTAAGCAACTTGCACCCAAAAACTTTACTTGGAAAAGTAATCCAAGTCTCGGAACTGTAGAAGGGTTTATTGCCCATGAGTTGCAGGCAGTTGTACCAGAAGCAGTGTTTGGCGAAAAAGATGGAGTAGACCAAGACGGAAAGCCAAAATATCAAGGTGTTGATACATCAGTTTTGGTTGCTTTGTTGACTGCTGCTTTAAAAGAGGCTCTGACTCGTATTGAAGCCTTAGAAGCAAAAGTAGGCTAGACATGATTACACACCACTTTTCTGATGGACTATACGCAAAGGAAGCTAGGTTTCCTGCGGGTGTAGCCATCCTAAAACATACCCACAACTTCAGTCATTTGTCTATCTTGGCTGAAGGTAAGGTGGCTGTGTTGCGTGGTGCAGAGATTGATATTGTTACTGGCCCTGCTTGCATTGAGATTAAGGCAGGAATGGTTCACGGGGTTAAAGCAATTACTGATTGTGTTTGGTTTTGTATTCATGCCACAGACGAGAAAGACCCGTCTAAGGTGGATGAGATTTTGATTAAAGGGGATTGATATGCCTATTTATGCAGCAGTTATTGGTGGGGGATTAAGCTATTTAGCATCGCAAGATCAGGCTTCTGCCACAGAGTCAGCGGCAAACACATCTGCCAATGCTCAACTTGAAGCGGCACGAATAGCGGCTGAAGCGGCTAAATTTCGCCCTGTTGGTGTAACTACACGCTTTGGTACATCTAACTTTCAGATGTCTCCTGAAGGCTACTTAACTGGTGCTGGTTATGAACTTGACCCAAGAATTAAGGCTTCTCAAGATCGTTTAGGTGTTCTGTCATATGGTGCTTTAACACAAGCAGAACAGGCTGAACAACAGTATCGCCCTTTATCTCAGGCCGCTGGTGGATTGTTTGGATTAGGTCAGCAGTACCTTGCACAGAATCCTCAAGAGGTTGCAGCTAAATATATGCAACAGCAACAGGATTTGCTTGCTCCTAGTCGTGAAAGGAGCATGGCTCAGTTGCAAAACCAGTTGTATCAGCAGGGTCGTGGTGGATTGTCAGTAGGTGCTACAGGTATGCGCCCAAGTGGTGCGGCAGGATTGGGTGCTACTACACCTGAGATGGAAGCATACTACAACGCTTTGGCTCAACAAGATGCTCAGTTGGCAGCACAAGCACAAGCTGAAGGACAACGCAATGTTGCATTTGGCGCAGGTTTGTTTGACACTGGTGCAAATATGTTGAATCAATATCAAACTGGTCAGGTTGGCGCATTAAGCCCATTTACAACCTACTTGGGTGCTGGTCAAGCAATTGAGAGTCTTGGTCAAGAATCATTGAGATTAGGCGCAGAATTAGGTGGTAGGGCTTCTACTGCTGGTGCTAATGCTGGTCAATTCTTATTTACTGGTGGGCAAAATGCGGCAAGAACTCGACAAGGTGGTCAAGGGTTTAGTTCTGGAGCTGATTTATTGCAGGGACTTTCTAGGAATAAACAATTTACTCAAGGTGTGCAGAATTACTTTAACCCACCAAAAAATTATTTTGACAATATGGGCAATGAATTTAGTGCATCTGGAACACCAATTTACGACTATTAAGGAATAATCATGGCAGCTTCAGAAATTCTAGGTTTATTTACTACTCCAGAGCAGTACCAACTTGCTCAACAGCAAGCAGAAGAGGCGCAAGCTATTCAATACGCAAATCTTAGCCCAATGGCAAGAGCCAGCTATGGAACTTTTCGTGCTGGTCAACAGCTAGGTAGTGCTATTGGCGGTGCATTGGGTGGTCAAGACCCACAGTTGCAGTTGATTGCTCGTAGACAACAGTTGGCTAGTCAATTAAACCCCAATGACCCTGAGTCTTATATGAAGATTGCTGAAATAGCGGCTCAATCTGGTGACCAACAGTTTGCTATAGCTGTTGCCGATGCTGGTAGAAAAGCCATGAGTGAATATGCTCTTATTCAGCAAAGAACAAGAGAGCGACAAGGCGCTGACCCATTCCAGCAGATTATTCGCTCTGGTAAATATACTCCTGCAAGTTTGTCTGCATATCAAAAATCTGGGAATGTTGCAGATTTAGTTTTGCTTGAAAAAGATGGTGTAGGAACTAATGAAATTCAAAATGCAACTAAATTGGCATTACAAAAAGGTGCGGAAGGTACACCAGAATTTAATGCAGAATTCAATGCTCAACTTACTCGTTTAACAACTAAAGAACCAAAAGATATTTCTCCAAATATTAAAGAAGTTGGTGTTGCAGAAGGAACTCGTGCGCCTGTTTATCTTGATGTAGTTAACGATACACAATTCACATACCAAAAAGGTGCAGATGGCAAGCAAATGCGTGTTCCTTATTTTGGCGGTGTTGATAGAACAACTGCAAAAGTTAGCGCTACTTCAACATCACAACAAGAAAGTGAATTCTCAAAAGACCTTGGAAAAGCAGATGCTAAGAGAGTTGAAAATGCAATGAATACAAGAGATAACGCTATTGGTTCATTGAATTCATTAAACAGGCTGAATGAATTAAATCAACAAGATTTGATAAGTGGCAGTTTTGCATCTGGTAGAGTTGGAGCAACTAATTTGTTGTCTACACTTGGACTTGTTAGTGGAAAAGATGTTGATATATTATCAGCATCTGAAAATTACCAAAAGACTGCTGGCGATGTAATTCTTGCTACTCTTGGTGGAAGACTTGGAGCGGGATTTTCAAACGAAGATCGCAAGTTTATTCAAAGTCTTGTTCCTCAATTGGAAAACAGTCCACAAGCTCGTAAACAACTTATTGAGTTTATGGTCAAGAAGAATCAAGGAATTGTTGATGAAACAACTCGACTTGAAAATTATGCTCGTGACAACAAATCACTTAAAGGATATGTGCCAAAGATTCCTATCATTAATTTACAAAGTGGGTCTAATAAACCACCAAGTCAAATGACTAGGCAAGAATTATTAGATGCAATTGAAGCAAAAAAACGGCAACCTCAATAAGGAATAAACATGGCAACTTTAGCTGAACTTGAGGCAGAACTTCAAAAACGTGGAGAAACCACATCTACTGAATCTGTTCTTGAGCCAAAAGGAACATCTCTTGAAGAGTTTAAAAAGTTTGGAGAGTCTTTATTTAAAGGTTCAGCAAAAGGACTTATAAACATAGTTGGTGGATGGGGAAGTTTATATGACTACCTTAAAGAAAGCAAAGACCCAAATGCTTTTTCGGGTACTGGTATTGCACAAGCAATAAATAAATTAACTGGAGTTAATCTTCAGTCAATTAGTGGATATCGTGGTGCTTACCAATTTGGTGAAGCTGGTGCGCCAGCCGCCGCTTTAACTGCTGTTGGAGTTCCTAGTCTTTTTGGTAGAACACCTTTAGGTGTTGCTGGTGAGTTTGGTGTTGCTGGCGGTACAGGTGTAGTTGCACAAACAGTTGCACCAGAGAGTCCATTTGCTCAACTTGCTATTCAATCAGCCCCTTACGCACTAAAAGGTGGCGCTGTTCAAGCAAGGCAAGCTATTACAAAACCAGAAGGTATTTTTCCACCATTAACAGAAACAACTGAGCTATCTCGTGTTGGTAGATTAACTGCTGGCGAACTTAGTGGAAGCAGAGAACAACTAGCAAAAGAAGCACTTATTGAGCGTACTCCTTCAAGTGGACAAAAGCCAATTGAATTTAGGCAAACACAGGCTAGTGATGCTGAGTCTTTTTTAACAAACTTGTTTAACAAAGCAAGTGGCAAAACCTTAACTCCATCAGAGACTACACAAGCTGTTGTATCTTCATTTAATAACTATGGAAAGTCTTTATCTTCAAAATTAAGGTCTGATGCCAAAACTGACTTTAGTGCAGCAAAAAATGCTGGTGGTTTAATTGATACAACTCCAGTTGTAGATGCGATTACAAGTAAATTAGGTGAAATTCCTCCAGAAGTAAGGGCATTAGACCCTGTAAAAAATGCAATGCAACGGATTATTGACGAGTATGTAACTCCTGCAACTCCTGCACAAAATATTCCATCAACTATTCTTAATGCGGCTGGTCAACCAGCTTCTGTGCAAGTAATTCCTGCTGTCCCTGCATCAACCCTGAAGATCGATGTAAATAGACTTCAAAAGAATTTGTCTACATGGGGAGAGGCTGCTTACTCTGGTACAGCAGATTTTGGCAAAGGAAATATTTTTGAAGGCGTTGCGGTTGGACAGGCAAAAGGTATTTCTTTAGCTGTTTTGAATGGGTTTAGACAGTCTTTAGATGATGCAATTAACAACAATGTTGCTGGTGCGGACAAACTTGTAAAAGCAAGAGACAAATTTAAAGAAAACATTGCTCGCATTGAAGTATTTGCTGATAGACCTTTGACAAAAGCATTTGATGTGCAAAATGTTACCGATCTTGTTCCTGAAAAAGTTATTGCAGATTTAAAGAAAATGCCTCCTTCTCAACGTCAATTTTTGGTTGATGTTATGCAAGCACATCCAAATTCTCAAGTGGTTGAAGTATTAAACACTATTCGTAGAGAAAAGTTCAACGATGTATTGACTGCCGCACAAACTAAGGGCGGCGCTTCAACAGACCCAACTTTTAACATTAAATCGGCTCTTACTGAATTAGATAAAAAATCAAACGAGTTTTCTGATCTATTTTCAAGTTCAAAGGATGCGGCAGAAGCTAGATTGGCTATGAATTGGATGCGTAGAACATTGTCAGGAGAATCTGCTGGTGGTGGTGTTGGATTGTCAGGCTCTGATGTATATGCCTTGACTGGTGCGGCTGGTGGCGGCGCTTCTGCTCGCCTTGGATTGAAAGAACTTGTGCCTTGGTTGCAAAGTTTAGTTGCTAATCCAAAAGATTTTGCTACTGTAATTTTTAATCCTGATTACAGAAAAGCAATGATTGATTTATCAACTCAAAAATCAACAAGTAAGAAGGCTTTGAATGCTTTAGGTACTTTAGGAAAAGGTGCTGCAATTATGGGTATTCGTTCTGGCCCAATGTTAGAAACGACTCAGCCACAAATGCCACAAGAAGCACAAACACAGACTCAACCGACAGAACCAACTTTGCAAGAACTTGAAGATGCTTTAAAAGCACTTGAAGCCCAATAAGGAAATAAAATTGATCCAATCTCTATTTGTCTTCTTGCGGCTGGTTTGGTCAAAAACATCCAAGCTGGCTGTGACCTGTATAAGCAAGCTAAAGAATCTTTTGTCGAGATTAGGAACACTGCTAATGAAGTTATTGCCATTGGCAAAGAGGTCAAAGGATTTTGGGGTACTCTGCGTAAACTATTTGGCGGTAGTCCCAAGCCTGAAACTGCAAAGTCTGTGGCAAAGGCTAAAAAGTCTGACTATGTTGCTGTTGACGAAACTCAAGTCAAAGCTGAAATCGTTAAGAACCTAAGTGAGTTCTTCAAGTTACAGGAACAGTTAGAAGCACACATTAGGGAGTCAGAGGAGAAGGCTAGGACTGTAGTTTTTTCTGATGATGTGAACTTGATGGAAGAAGCCCTAAACAGGGTTTTGGCACAGCAAGAGATGGAGAGGTTGGTAGTTCAGATCAGAGAGTGCATGGTCTATCAGTCACCTCCTGAGATGGGTGCTTTGTATTCAGAAGTGTTCAGCATGAGAGACATCATTGCGACAGAGCAAGCAAAAGCAAGGAAGATGCGGGATGCAGAATCATGGCTACGAAAGGAAAGGGAGCGACTCCTAGCAGAAAAACAAGCATACCTGTTGGTAGCTTTCCTATTCCTAATATACCTAT